GATATTTATATGAAATAATTTGATCTTCTTCCCATACTATCTCAAATTCATTATCTGGTCCTTCTGGTAATTCTTCATTAATAATAAACTTATGTCGTTTTTCTATTACTTCTTTTTCCATAATTACTTCTTCATACCGCTTTGAAATAAAATCTCCGTTATAGCGTGGGAATGAAAGAAGAACTACTTTACCAAGATCTGGAAAACGAGAATCTACTGTTCCACGAAATGCTTTATATATATTGTCAGCAGTTTTACCTTGATCGTTTCCTGTTCCTACTTCTGTAGCAAATCCAGAAATTTCATCAAGTACCGCCATAAATAAGTTAAGACCCTCATGTGATTCACGTTCTGAGTGACCTGAATAAACTGTGATAGATTTATCAAATCCAATAGAGTTTACTTTTGGATCATACTTACCAGCAAACCATGGGGACTTTTCAATCTTAGTCTTAAAACCTTTAAAGAAAACATTCTTTGCCTGCTCTGCGTTAATAGCAACGTTAATAATATCAATAGCATCTCCAGTAGGTTTACCATAGTATCTGGCTGGGTCCTTAAGGCATAGTAACTTATACACAATGTAAGCACAAGCAACAGTAGAAACAAAATCTTTCCCAGAGCCTTTTCCGAGCTGAAGAATAATTTCATTTTTTGTATATTTAGAAAAATGTTTTTCCCCACTTTCTGTTCCCATCAATACCTGTAAATCTTCTTTACGATATATCTGGCTCATTGCCTCAACAATGTCATACTGAATTTGAGACAATGGTGGTTGACCCAAATAGTCTGGAGACTCAACAAATGTTTTTGCATCTACTGGAGTCTCTTCAAATGGATTATCTTGAAGTGCTTCAAGAAAATCATTGAACATTGTGGACAATTGTAACTACCTCTCCTTCTTTTGCAATTGCAGATAGCCTTTGCATAATAAGATCACGAACCTCTGGATGTGTTGAAGCAATGTCACGTAAAATACCAACAAGAACTTCCTGTCTTTTTTCAATCTCAACCATTTCTTCTGCAAGTTCCTTATTTTCCAAAAGACCTGCTTTCTGCAACATATCAATTCGTCTTGCTTCAATATCCATAACAAGTTTAATTGCTGCAGTTTTTGCATTTAGGTTAGCAGTAGTTGTAGCATCATCAATAACCTCATATGCTTGTTGAATTAGTTTTGTATAGTGTGCATCTGCTCCAACCAGAGCATCTTTTGCACGAGCACGAATAGCATCATTAGCAGAAGCCATTGCTTTCCACTCATTAAGATGAGCAACTACACGAGTTCTTGGAAGTGCAAGTGTTTTAGAAATCTTAGTGGGATCATTTCCCTTAAGATATTCTTCAACAACCTTGTTTACTTCATCAAGGTGTTTTACGATTTCTACTTCTGCGTCTGTCATATTTACCTTCTAGTCTATTGATTTCATCTTGAATATAAAAGATAGCTTTTTTAAGATCTTCAATATGCTTAGATTCATCTTTAATACCAGCCCTCCAGAGATACTTTATTGCATTACCAATATTAAAGTTTCTGTGTCTAGTAATTTCAATTGCCTCTACCCCACTTGGATCTGTAGTGTAGTGATACGGGTGGTTGACCTGATCAACCTTAATAATAAATTTTTCTTTATCGTTCATCGCCTTGATTTCCTTAATCCAAATTTAGCAAGGTACACGTAGATTGTCTCCACACTTACCCCACATTCTTTGGCAATGTCTTCTGGACTCTTTTTGTCCATGTGATACCGCTTTTTAAGCCACATTTCATTTGTATATAGTTTACCAGGCATACCTACTCCTTGTCAAATTTAATCACTGGGTCTAGTCTATCCCAGTGCCCTGCTGGACTACCCTGATATACCTGACCAGTTTCTCTATCAAACAATAACCATTTTGTAGGCGATAATGTTTTTACAACAAGCAATACCTCGTCTGGTGTTTCTGGAAACTCAAAAGATTCACGCATTTTCATCTCTATTCGTAATGTCATAATAATATGCATTAGAGTCTTCTGTAATCCATTTTGCAGCATCTTCTACGTCCCATTTACGGGTATTGATAAGACGATGTATAGCAGGTTTACCAGGTTTAGTAGTAAAGGAAGGCTCTAATGCAAAGATGCGATTATTAGGTTGAATAGCAAAGTTACCATCATCACGCTGAATAACATGACCACACTTATGCTGTCCAGGATTTTCTGAATAGCCATCATCAAGACTATTTGCATCTCCGCTGTACCAGTCTAAAGTAAATAAATACTTGCCAGATATCTTGGTCTTAGTTCTATCCATATAGAACATGCGAAGATTTGCAAGGTTTGAAAATTTGGTAACGGTAACAAAAGGACTAAACGAATTCCATAATACTAAATTATGTATATCTTCTTCTTTAACACCAGGCTCAGTACAAAAGGCATTAATAGGCATTCTCCACCAAATACCGCCATCTTCCATCATAAAATGAAACAATGGGCTTCGGTTTGGAACACTGGACACGCCAAAGACCACACATGGAAAGTATTGATCGTGGCTATCTTTTTGATCCCGCAAAAAATTACCACGAACGTAGCACTCTATTGGAGGAATATTTGCGTTTAATTCTGGCATTATTGCACCGCCTTTTCCCAGTTATTAATAGCCCAATGTCCAATACCTGCAGCATCAGCTACATCATAATCTTCTATTATTTTATCATATGCTATTTCTAATAACTTAACTGTTCTTTTCTTTCTAAAATCACGTTCATATGTTTTATACCAAGATAAAGACTTACCAGGATTTGCCGTCCTTATCTGTAACTGCTCTTCCTTAGATAGTTTTTTATTGCCTAAATAGTTTTGCCATGTTATTGGCGATACCCTGCCAATTACAGAAATGTTGCATAAGCCTGCGCCACCTACAATCGCTCCTTGAACCATAGCAAGATCTGCTGCGGTCTTTGGAGAGTTCATAAAAACGGTATGCTCAATAATAATAGCATTAATCATATTATAATGATTAAATAAAGATCTGGTTTTTGCTGTAGCATCTATAACTTTTTCGTATATATTGCTACCCTCAAAATTTATTTTTCCATAGCCAGTCAATTGTTTGTAGGTATAAAAAGCAAATGCAAGACTATTGGTGCTAGCATCTATCGCACATATGTGACTAGGCTGATTAGTCTTGCTCATAATCAAAATATCCTTTTATTTGTTTTAACATTTTATCTACTGCTTTTTTACTAACATTGCAGTTTGCACAAAATCCATCGTCATTATAAATTGAAAGTTGCACATCACAACCACCTAAACATTTTCTAACCTTGCCAATTCTTTTTTGTCTTCTTACAACACTATATCTGTTTGCAATTTTTTCTTTTGTAGCACTATCTCTGCACTCATTGCTGCAATATATTTGATATGATACTTTTGGCTTAAACCTTTTATCACATCTCTCACACTGCTTCACTTAATTTCTCCAAGGGCTCTATTTTAACCGTTCCTGGTTCAGCTAGGGCACAGGCAGTCTTTAAAGGACATCCTTTGCATATTTTTGAATTAGATCTATAGTTTTTTTGTGGAATTTGCTTATCTTTCCAAGATTTTCTAACAACTCTCATCCAACTAAAGGTTGTCTCTATCCATTTAATATAATGATCATTTACCTCGATTGGAAAAATCAATAAGTCATGGTTGTTTTTATTTTCATAAATTAAAACACCTTTTGATTTTTTTAAAATTTTCATATATATAAGCAACTGCATTATATTGCTCAACTTTGGTTTACCGTGTAGCTTGTGATATTCAAAAGCATCGCTGGACATGGTTTTGATTTCTCCAACAATTTCTTCGTCCTCCCATTTAAGCATTGCATCTCCATATCCAAAAATTGGAGGATCATCATGTAATACTTTAAACTCAGTTGTGAATACATCTTTGCCTTCTTTTTTAGTTCTATCTTCATCAAGATATGAAACAGCAATTTCTGCATCTAATAAGGCTTGCTGAATTCTGTCATGGGACTTAGTTCCAGCCGTCATGTTAGCCACACTATATGGGGTATCTGTGCTTTCAAAAACATTCCCACTAAAAGCTAAGTACCAATATCTAGCACACTCGCCGTGATTCCATACCAAAGTAGAAGGGGCAAATGTTTTTTTTACCTGATGCTTTGGTTCTCTTTTAGCAATATAGCCAGAATTAATCTTATCTATCAATGCTTGGGTATCGATAATCTGAGGCCCATCTTCGGGCTTCATCATTATTTGCTTGATCAAATTTTTACTCATTTTATCCTTTTTATATATTATATCAGTTAGCGAATTATGTATTTCAACGCTGATACCAAATCATTAATTGCTTCTGCTGCCGTATAGTAAATATTTTTCTTGCCCCTGTCCGACTTATCCACATTAGTCATCCATGTTGCTTTAAAGGACATTTTTGCTGCAATGGCCTGAAGCCTTACTATTTCTATTGTTGCAACATTAAGAGGTATATCTGGCTTTATAATAATTTTAGCAATAAATGTTAGGGCAGCAGTTAATTCTTCATCCTGCATATAATCTGCTATTTCTGATAGCCCATTTACCATCTCAATTGTTGTTTTATTTTGTTCATTCTGTTCCATTGTTTGCCTCCCACGTTAGCTGATCTAATAAGTCAAACTCTATAACTGCAAGCCTAGTTTTTTTATTGCCTTCTCCAAGTATTACAACTATAACTGGAGATTTATCTGTGCCAGCTTTAATTGAATCTGTCACAGCCTTTGCCCAAACATCTTGGTTTAAAGTAAAAGACTTTGTACATTCTTTAAAGTCAACAACAAAATTTCTCCAAGTCGCATCACCCTTTTTAGTATTGCGACCAGAATTTTTATGTTGCTTAGCCTTGATTCTCTTGCTCTCGTTTTTCTCGCTCATAATCCTTCTTTGTTTTTTTAATACTAGCCCTTGATAGGTGTTTTTTGCTACACATCCAAGTTAATTCTAAACTTTCTTTCCACATTCTTAAAGAAGTTACCTCTTCTTTACATGTATGACAAGGAAATTTTCCTTGAAATACAGCAAACTTTTGATTATCCATTAGAAAGTTTAGCCCTTAAGGATTCTTGTAAATCTAAATCCTCTTTTACCCTATTGATCAATCCTTCACGACCCTGCACCTTTGTACCATCTTCCAATTGATACCATGCACCAGTTCTGGTAACTAAACCAGCAAGCTCAGCGGTATCGACAAGATCGCCAAC